CCAGATGCTGTTCTACCAACACCCATGACGCCTGTACTACCGTGAGCAAAGGAAGGCATACCAGTAGCTTCATCCGCCAACTGTCGTGCCTTATCAAAAACCTGTATACATTCACCAGTTACGTTCGGGAACTTCGTACCAAAGATGGCCTGTCCCGGCGCACCGGCTTGACGCCTAAACACCTTGCCCGGATAAACTGACATGTCTTGTCCCGGTACTAGGTTTGTTTCATCAATCTCAATTAAGAGGTTAGATGACAAAGCGGCGTTATCTACAGCAAGGCGCATGAAACCATTCATGATCTCTTGTGTATCTTCCATGTTCTCTGCCAGACCAATACCAAAGAAGCTATATGGATTAAGCTCGTAGGGTACTGCGTGGTAAGGGATACGGGTTGGAGTAAATGGATTAATTACTAGACGGATGACTTGGCCGTTACAAACCCATGCGTTGATCTGCACTTCATCTTGGTCTGCCACTTCATCTGGTAAATCTAGTTCAGCCTCTTCGGCTATCTCAGCGTCTACAACACCCCAGTACTCAAGTACTTCGTAGCGTTCGATAGACGATGACATATCGCTGTCTTCTAGTGCGTCCTCCCAATAGTGTGGAGTATAATTCGGGCCGAAATCAATCGCCTCATCAATTGCATCCGGTCTAAAGAAAGGACGTTTTTTAAGGGCTCTCAACTGAGAACGGTTTAGACGGTGACGTTCAATGACGTACTCCGCTTCTGCCATATTCCGTGCATCTGGGTCTGGATAAAAATTCCATATACTTACAGATTCAACTTTCGGAATAGTCCTAAAAACTGGGTCATACGCTCCTTCGTCATTCCAATTCGGGTACTCTTTTTGTAACGCGAATGGGCCTTTAAGAATGCCTGTACCGAACAGTGACATTTCAAAAGCAACGGAACGTAAATGTTTGTTTGCTTCAGATTCCTCTAGCTGATCATGGATAGTCTTCTCCATTTTCCTAGAGGCTTCTTTTGCTGGCTCAAAGGTTAGAGCCGTAGGTGTTTTGCCGGGGCCATCTCGTAGTTTATCTTCTACTCGACCTAGTTGGTCTTGGAAGGGCCCAGAGCGTTTTAATAATTCTGGTCGTGCAATAGTAGGGTTCTTAGCTCCACTACCACCGGTAAGCTCGTTTAGTTTATCCTCAGTAACTTCCTTTGGATCAAAGTGCATAGGGCCACTAACGCCCAGAGGCTTGTAACTAGGCTCAATGCCAATAGGAAACTTACTCCCTGCAAAAAGTACATCGACAATTTGAGCGTAGGCCGCAAGAACTTTGGTCTTAGTGATCTTGATAAACGCCTGACTCTTTTCCTGCTCCGTGAACTGAACGTCTGGGCCATATAGGCCACGGTAATTCCTATAAGAAGTAAGCCATCTTGTTTCATCCGACTGCCTCGCATCGTTTGATCGGTTATACCTACCTTCGATCCATCCAATTAATCCGCCCAGAGACGCATTATCCTCGGGTGTACCATCTTCTAGTCCGATTGAGGCTTCTTCTAAATTTATATCTTCTGGTCGATCTACAATTGCCATTTATTTAGTATCCAAATTTACGACTCGCGGGTCTCCAAGTCTGAGTATTTTTTTGACCCCAGTCATCAAACGGGGACGAGGCTCGTGGCCGAGACATGACGCCATAACGCACGGAGTCATAGGTGTGATCACTGCGGTATCTCACGTCAATATCGTCGCCACCCTTGGGGTCGCTGGGAATGACGGGAAGATCTGCAATAATCTGGCGGCAGTTATTAAAAAATACGATGCCGGGGGTTTCTGCTTCTTCGTCATATTTGAGTAATTCGTGAAGTCGGTTCTTACCCGCTACCCGGGCTCCCGCACTTCTATCTGATGGCCGCCATCGGCATCCCATCGAAATCATTTCTTCTGCTATGGATGGGCCTATCTGCCCTCTATTATGCCAGCATGAAGAGTCTAGCACACCATAACTCATTTGTTCCCCAACTTCAAGCTCCATAACCGCTTTTGCTAAGTCTTTGCCTGTATGCTTGCTGACGTATAACTCCCTGTAAACAATCAAGGTTTCATACGCTGGGTCTATAGCAAACCAGTGTACTGCTGAGTAGGATGAGTACCCATAGTCACATGATCTAAACCTACGCCACTCGTGTGGTATTTCAAAAGGATCTACGACGTGGGTGTTTGACCTAAACTCTGAAAATGCCGCGCCGTCTGCGACGGCCCAATCGCCCTCCAGAAGTTGCCTTCTTTGCATCTCAGGAAGTGATAGAAGGTTAGCCTCGTAGGAACCCTCCGAATGCAAATACGGGTTATCTTTAAGTGTGGCCGGTATAAATCGTCTATCAAAGAGAGCTTGTCCTGCTTTGTCGTGACCTTCCGGGTAGGTTAGTGTCTCGCCCGTCTCCAAGTCTTTCGCAGAGAACGAAACGCCCGCCGGGCTAGGATCCACAAACATCTGCTTAACCCACGAATGGCCGGGGCCACCCGGGTTCGTAGTAGCTCGCATAAATATCGGCAAGCTGGGGTCAGTGGTTCTAAGACGTGAACGCATATAATTCCATGCAAACGGCGTAGAATGTTGCGTAAGCTCGTCAAAGCCAATGTAACTGAACGCTTGGCCTTGGTAACGTAATACATCATCTTCTCTCTCTAGGTAGGTCATCCATAATCTAGCTCCGCTAGGGAATACCCACTGTGACTTTTTTTCCTGCCACTTTGCGCCGGGGAATGCCGCGACGTACATTTCTTGGGACTTCCATATTAGTTCCCTTAGTTCGTCATTTGTACGTCTAAGGATCAGTCCGTTGAAGTTAGCGTTTGAGAAGTACCGCATCGGATCTGCAAGCAGTCCTATACTTTTACCTCCACCGGCCGCTCCGCCGTATAAAACTTCTCTTTCCGATGCCGCTAGAAATTCTGTTTGCGGCCCCGGGTTGGGTGAGAAGATAACCTTTTGTTCTTTTGGTTTTGCAGTAAAGTCGAGTGTATCGCTAAACTGCTGTGCTGTAGATGCGACTGGGGTGGCTTCTTCCTGTCCACTTATCGCATCAATCTTTTTCTTAGTGACGGTAAGACTTCGTTTAGTCGCCGCTTCACGCTTTTTAAGATCGCGTAACTCCCGCTCTTCCTTAGTCTTTGGTGCATTTTTGCGCTTGCGCTGGGCAAGCTGTTTAACACGAGGGTTCTTATCGCCCCTATTCCGTTTCCATATATTGGCTAAACCTTGGTGAGATACTTCGTGTCCTGAGTTCTCACTCAGCCACCTAGCGGCCTCACGATAGGAGTTGCCATCATCAAGGAAATCCATCGCCTTTTCAATAAAGCCAATTAGATTCCAATCTGGAACGGCTAGTAAAACATCATCTTCACTTACTTGGTACCCGTAGGGTATCTTAGATGTTTTATTAGGTCGTTTCTTATCAGGCCAATTATTCGTCTTCGTCATAGGTTGGGGACACCTGTTTTGGTGGTAAAATAAATACGCCCCCTTCTGGCCCTTTAATCTCTATCTGTTCTTTCTTTACTAGACCGGTTCTATCAAGAATCTGAGTAGCCGCCGCCACTGCATTTCTTGCCCCCATAGCTCCCGGGTCATTCAACACGTCTACCATGCTATAAGTAGCCTTCGGCGCATTCATCGCCAAAACCATACTAGCACGGTCTACTATCTCGTCACGCAATGGGCCGACTACCTCGTTAATACGAGTGTTAGGCGAGTACCCAGCCATATTCATAGCCTCGCGGATGTTACCCCGCGCATCGCCACAAAGAGCTTCTAGGAAACCCTCTTGCATTGCTGTTAATTCTTTTTTCTCAGTCATTTTGTGCCTGTTGAGGTATGCCTTCGGCATTACGAAGTGCTTCAATTGTTCCTAATCGAATAGTGATAGCCTGTACTTGATCTTGTATTTGGCGGAGATCTTCTACGTCTCGCTCTACACCTTCAATTAACATATCCTGTCTAGCATCAGCCGGTAAGCTACCAAGCTCACCTCTAGGCCATTTGATACGGAACTCATTGTTCTGCGATATCTCCATCTGGCTTTTATCTAGGCTGTGTTCTAATACGTTTAATCTTTCCTGTACGGAAAAATACGCCATCGTCGCAACTGACGTTGCTATGATCATTGCTAGTAAATTACGGATAGGGATGGTAATAGCCGTAGAGTCATTAACCTCTACCATTTCTTGCAAGACCAGTATCTAGCCGTCATCTTATCTTTCGCCGTTTCACACTTGTGACGCGCACGAAAAGACTTACGAGCTTTAGGGTTAGACTTTCGGATCTTCATGTCCGGGTCGCCAAAACGAATGACCTTTTCTTTGCCATCCTGACAGGCCTTAACCACAAACTTCTTGCTTCCGCCTGAAGTACGTCGAGGTTTATTGCAAGCCATCTTAGACTTGTCTACGCGCTTAGTAGCCATAACTACTTCTTCTTTTTGCGAACAGACTTACCGTAAGATGCTTCCACCAACTCCCCACGCTTATATTTCTTTGCGCCCTTCTTATCGTCTTTTTCAGACTTATCTTCGCGCTTGTCTTCAGCCATACCGCCGGAGCTAAAACGTGCCATGTTTTTTCCACGTTTCCCAATAGTCTTCATCTTAGGATTAGGTGTGCGCTTTGGTGGGTTTGGGCCTCCAGTTTTAGGTTTTGGCCCTGTCTTTGTCTTCGGGGCGGGTTTACTGCCCGTGAGGCCTCCAGACTTATCCTTTGTAGGGTGATTAGGCCCTTTTGGTTTTGGTGCGCTCTTCGGCACTTGAATAGGCTTTTTCTTTGGCCTTACTCCACCACCTACTTTAACACCCGAGTCATCATAAGGCGCTCTTGGTTTAGGCTTCGGCTTTGGTTTAGGCTTGGGCTTAGTAAGAGGCTTAGTTGGGCCGGATTCACTACGCTTAATAGAAGGTGCCTGTTTAGTTGTACGCTTCATAGCGCCACCCATATTGGCTTTGACCTTATCAGCGTCCTTATTCACGTCGAGCTTCTGGAGACCGTCGCCAATCTTCATGAAACCGCCCGTATTCATTTTTTTAACTTTGCCGCTGGATTTAACCGAGGCCCCACAATTTGAGTATTTCACTTTAAGCTCCCTGAGTAATTATTCATCCCCAAACTTTATTCTGCGCCGATTGGCATCATCATCAAAATTTAGTTCTCTGGATGAGAGGCTATCGTCCCGGTAATCGGTGTAGTCCTGCTCATAAAATTCTTTGTAGCCTCTAAAAATAGTAGCCTCATCTCGCGCTTGTTTCGGCGTGATCAGGCCCTCTTCTAAAAGATACCTCCTAACATCCTTTAAAGATAAACGGACGCCAGTAGCCGCTTCTATTGCGGCTCGTATATAAATTAAGTTGATTGAGTTTTTGGGGAAAGACATGTTGAGTCTGGTATTTGTTATAACACTACTACGATTTAATTGCAACACCTGAAATAACGTAGTTAAGGTAATTAATAAGGGCGGAGTATTGACGGATGAGCAAATTCATGCTAAAATGTTCAGGCGTTCGCCGGGCGGTACATATACTATTTAGTAGTACCGGGAGGGGGCTTCTTTTTAGGATCTTTCTTAGGTTTCTTACCAAAGATAGCATCGAAGTTAGAAGAGTACTTCTTATGATCGGTAGGGCGTTGCTTAGATCCCTTACCCATAGCTTACACATTCCTGCCATGCAGTGTGAGGACAAGTATCCCGGTGTATTAGACGATTAAGATAGATGGAGTTCTTACCATCGTAGTCTGCACACTTCTCAAAGGTTACGGACATATCTTCTAGGCAGACCAACGCAAATATATCACAGTCACCCGCTTCATATTCACGGAACGTGGTGGTCTTACCCTTTCTAATACTATAGAGCCGCGCACCTGTCGCGGCTTTTTTCGTTTTAACGTCTACACGAATTACGCCAGCATCATCCGGGAGCATTACGAGCAAGTCATAACCACTTCCGGCCGTGTGATGTACCTCGTAACCATACCCGGCTACTACAGCGGCAACTAAATGCTCTCCAATACGTCCAACTTGGGTCGCGTCTAACGGCCCCATGAGATTAGGGTTAAATAAAGGTTTAGAATTCATCAAATAGGTCTTCGTTGTGTAACTTGCCTTCCATCAGGCCAGCAATATCACGAAGATTGTGAGAATGACGGTCAAGTTCATGTGCAATAAGGTAAAGCTGGTTATACCCGGCCGCACCTTGGTCTTCACGGTAGAAATCAATCAAATTATCGAT